ATCTCCCGGTCGAAGCGCTGCTGCGCCGCGAAGGCGGGGTCGATGGCGGCGCGCAGCGCATTCGCGCGGCGCTCCATCTGGGCGTAATAGTCCTCGAAGACGGACGCCGAGGCCGACGCGCTGTTTGTCGCGGGGCCGGAGCGCACGCCAGCAGCCCCTTCGAGCGTCGCTGCGCTGGCGCGCTGGACCGCCGCCGCCCGGTCATCCGCTGCTCGGCGCTGATCATTGAGGGTTGCGGTCAGCGAGCGCTGGATCTGCTCGTAGCGCTCCGTCGACAGCGAACCGGCGTCGAGCAGTTCCTTCGCGCGGCCGAGCTCTTCGTCGTAACGCTGCTGGGCAGCGAGGAGCGGGTCGTATTTTGCGGCGAGCGTCGCCGCAGCGCTGTCCATCCGCGCGAAGGCCGCCTCGAACACCGTCGCGCTATCGGACGCGGCCTTGCCGACCCCGGCTTGGATACCTGCCGCCGCATCGAGCTTCGTCGGATTGAGGCCAGGCATGAGCAGGTCGAGCTTGGTCCGCGCGGTGCTGAGGCGGACCATTGCGGCCTCGGCATCACGGCTCGCATTGTCATAGGCCCGGCCCCAGCGCTTGGCCTGCGCCTCGCCGACTTCGCCGATCTGCGCAAAGGAGGAGCTGCCGCTCTGCGCTATTTCGGCAAAGTCGGCCTTCACCTGGGCCTTGCCGGTGGTGCCAAGGCGAATGGAGGCAGCGTTGGGCATTTATTCTCCCTCCGGTTGCGCCTCGGCCAGGCGGTTCACGATCGCGGCTTCGGCGTGTGGCAGCGCTTCGGACAGCAGTTGCGCATCGACGCCCCGCGCAGCGCCCATCTGCATGATGGCGCCGAAATCGAGTGCGAACGGCGCGCCTATACCCCCGACGCGCAATTGCCGGTCACAGGTGGTCAGGACGTCCCAGACGTCTTCTTCGGCTTGGGTTTGCGCTTCGTGGACGATGTACGGGCATTCGGCACATCCGCCGCTCTCGCCAGCGCAGGAGAGGCTGCAATATCGCTCTCCTCCTTCGCCTTCGTTCCAATGCCAGGCGGCGAGAGCGGCGAGTCTTTTCCCGGCGCGGCGCGCTCCCGTTCACGGGTGACGAAGGGGATGACATAGGCGGCGTCGAACGCCTCGAACACGATCGGATCGGCGAGCAGCCGGGACTTTGCCTCGTCCGAACAGGCGAGCGCCTCGCCAGCACCCGTATCATCGTCATCGACCATGACGACGACATCGCGCCAGTCCAGAATGCCCGCCATAAGCAAAGCGAGGCTGAGCGCATCGCCCAGTTCGGCCAGCTGCTCGGCAAGCGAGGCATCGTCACCGGCCTGCGGCTGCCCGCCGCCGAGCGATTCGATCGCAGCGCGGCGCGCACGCCGCAGCATGGGGCGATCGATGGGGGCGAAGAGGACCTGCGCACCCATGACCGGCCGCCAGGAGGGTCCCTCCTGCTGTGCGGGAATGATCAGCGGCATCAGTAGGACGGGCTCGAGTTTTTCAGGGTAACGAGCATGAGCGGCTGGGTCTCGGTCGAAGCCATGCCGTTCATCTCGATCTGAATGCCGCCGGGGCCCGTGATGGGTCGCTTGCTGCGCGCGAGGAAAACGCGCGGCAGGGTAATCAGCAGCCTCGTGGTGAGATTGATCTGCCAGCTCAGCGTCACGCCGATTGGCAGCTTTCCGGCTGCCTTGTTGAGGAGGGTGGTGTCGGCGAACTTCAGGGTGAGAGCGACGGACGCGCTGGGCATGCCTGGGTCGACGTCGTTCAGCTCTCCATCCGCCCGGATGGTCTCGTCTTTATCCAGCGCATTCGAGAAACTTAGGCGCGCAGAAACGATCTCGGCAAGCTGCGCACCTCCATCCGTGGTGATGAAACCCGATGGCGCGGCAAATCGCTGCGAGGTGGCGAAGGCGTCGGCTTGACCGATGGAGCTTGTCAGCGCCGGGACCGTCTCGCCCTTCGCGATCAGTCCGATCGTCGCCGACGTCAGGCCGCTGCGCTGCATCTGGATTTGCAGCGTGTTTGCGCGAACACCGTAATGCGTCGAGTAGGTCGGTCGGTCGGGATGGCCGATCTCGATCGACGCCGATGGGAGATCGGGAAGACCCGACGCATAATCATGCGTGAATGCCACCCCGCTTCCCGAGGTCGCTGGCGCGCCCAGCAACAGGCGCAGCCACACGCCAAAGCTCAAGGCTTCCAGCGGCACCACGACGTCACCGTCATTGGTGATCACGTCATAGCTCGGGTCCGCTGGCGCGCGGCCGAGACCGAGCAGGTCGCTTTCGATCATCGCCTGCTCGGCACCGAGCTGCGAGGATACGAAAGGAAGACGGCGATAGCCCGAGGCGGGCGGCGTCCCGTAGGCCGTCTCGAAATTCAGCGCCATGATGGCGTTTGCACCGCGTGCGCGTCCCATGGACGTTCTCCTTCTTCAAGCGAGGGGTGAAGGCGTCGAGTAGGACGCCGTGATGATCAGGTCCGCGCCGCGGGGTGGCAGGCCGCCACCCTCGGGGTAGATGTCGGCCGTGGCGGGAGCGGCGGGCTCGACCCAGTCGCACAGGCCGCCCAGCGTGCGATCGGTCGTGATGGCGGCACCGATCGCGACCAGCATCGCGTCGAGCGCCTGCTCACTGGTCAGGCCTGACGTCCGCATCGCGGACACTTCGACCGGGATGGCATGGTCCCACCAATAGGTCAGCGGGCCCATCGTCACCTCGACGGGCTCGCCGGGGTCACCGGTACGGATGACGACCAGGCCGCCGCGGGGGACCGAGGCGGGAGGTGCCTCATGGCCATCCAGGCCGAGCACCGTCGCTTGCGGAAGGGCGCGTTTGATCATGGCCTTGAGCGCCGCGAGAACGGCCAACCGCTTGCTCATGACCCGCGCATCCTCTCGTTGAACCGCGCCTCGAAGTTCGCCGCCCATCGCCGCGCCGGGCCGTCGAGATCGAGCAGCTTGGGCAGGCGGACCGTCTTGCGGAGCACGAACATCAGCACCGGCTTAGCTTTGCCGCCCTGCTTCACGACGTCGATGAACGCCAGCAGGGTGCCGGACTTGCCCTTGCGGATGACGAAATCCGCGCCGTACGCGCTCTCGACCTCGACCGGCGTCATCGCGCCGCCCTTGATGCGTCGGCCAGCACGGCTGACCCGCCCCCGCGCCCGGGGCACATTCTTCGTGGGGATCCACAGGTAACTGGCACCGCCGACGGGCAGGATCGTCGCGCCGCGGACGAACCCGTCGATGATCTCCGGCGCGTTCGACCAGATATAGCCGGTCGGCGTCATGCTTTTGCGCTTTTCGGGATAGACACGGTCTCGCCAGGTGTTGGCGAGACGCTGGCCCAGGCCGCCGTCCGTGACCTGCCGCCGCAGCTCGAGCAGCGTCTTGTAACCCGTCTCGCGCATCGCCGACGTCGCAGCCTGCGCAACGTCTCCCTCGATATCGCGCATGATGCTGGCGAAGTTGGGACCCTCGACTTCGAACTTCACGGTCCGTCGCTCGGCTCGGCACCGCAGGCCCAGCTGAGCCGCTCCAGGTCGAGGACGGGGTCCCCGAATAGCTCGAACGCTTCGCCCCCGACGATCACGCCGTCGACCAACCTCGCGCCGATCACGATGGCGTCGCCGCGCTGCGGCCTCGGCACGTCGGCAACGCGGACTTCGATCGAGGTCGAGGCGTTGATGATCTGGCCGTCGCCGAAGCGGGTCATCCGGTCGGGCGCGCTGCGGATGACGCGAATGTCGCGCGGTGGGCCTTCAATTGGCTGGTAGACCGCCGCCGCAGAGCCCGGTGCATGGTATTGCGCATCCAGTGCTGCGGCGAACGGGTCCATGATTATGCCGAGGCCGCCGCGCGGTGCGCACGGATCGCGGCGATGATGTCGGCTTTCAGCGTCAGGCCGGTGAGGTCGACACCCTCACCGTTGGCAAGCTCTGTCAGCTGGGCAACCGTCATGCCGTCCAGGCAATCATCGGCGGGATCGGTGTCGACCGGATCCTCGCCTTCGGTGTCTTCGGGGTCACTCGCAAGCACGCCAGCCGCGACGAGGCGTGCGGCTTCGGCATTGGTGACGGTCAGCGGGTTCTCATACGGATGATGGATGCCGCTTTCCCCGGCGACGACGACGATCGTCGGGCCGAAGAGGGTGATCTTCTTCATGCCAAGCACTCCGGATCAGCAGGGTTGGTGAAGAGAGGAACCGCCGTCGCAGCGCCAGGCCCGCGGTATTGCGCACCGAGCACTGCGACGAACGGGTCCATGGCTTACGCGGCGATCTGGCCGGTCAGCAGCGCGCGACCGACCGTATCGGCCGATGCCTGCGCCTGCGCCGCAGCGCCGACCAGCGTCGTGCCACTGGCATTGGTGGTGAGGTTGAACGCCGTATTGTCCCAATAC